TTTGTTACATGGTTGTGGGGTGGATTTAGTGTTGATAATGCGTTATTAAATAGATTCTTTAGTTTACATTTTGTATTACCATTTGTAATCGTAGGTGTTGTTATATTACATCTGATTGCATTACATAGGTTTGGGTCTAACAATCCTATTGGAATAGATGTAAAAGGTAAACAAGATACAATACCTTTTCATCCATATTATACGATAAAAGACTTGTTTGGACTTGGAATATTTTTAACATTATTCTCAGCAGCAGTATTTTTCTTTCCAAACTTCATGGGTCATCCAGATAATTATATTCCAGCAAATCCAATGGTTACACCACCACATATTGTTCCAGAGTGGTATTTCTTACCGTTCTATGCAATATTAAGAGCTGTGCCAGATAAACTTGGTGGTGTTCTTTTTATGTTTGGTGCGATTATGGTTTTGTTTATTTTACCTTGGTTAGATAGACAACCAATCAGAAGTTCTAATTTTAGACCTTTATATAAAATATTCTTTTGGATATTATTTTTAGATTGTATTGCACTTGGTTATCTTGGTGCAATGCCTGCTGAGGGAATATATGTTGTATTAAGTAGGATTGCAACTGCTTATTACTTTTTTCACTTTTTAGTATTGTTACCTTTACTTCCAAAGTTTGAACCAACAAGACCATTACCAATTGGAATTGGTACACCAATACTTGAATCTAATAATCCTTTAATTAAAAAAAAGTGATTCGGTGATTCGCACCGATTCGCAAAACTTAAAAAAATATGCACCCTTGTAAGTCCTTGATTTACAAGGGTTTTTTATTGGGGGTTGACAATGTTCTCAAAACAATGTATAACTATAGAGTAACAATAGAGAGAAAGAGAAAATATGAGTAAGATGAAAAACTTTATGATGGATGTTCAAGAAACAGTTTGGGACTTTTTTGATGAAGATGGTAATTTTGTTGCTGATGCAAACATCAAGACAAAAGAAGATTTGATGACTACCATCAAAGAAAAGTTTGGTAACATGGGTGTTGAGATTGCAAAAGATGAAATCTTTGCAATTGAAACTGCTGACCACTTTAGTTAATAGGAGAGAGTATGGAAAAGTTAATGGAAATGATTGAGTTAGATTTAGAAAGAGCAATCTATTTAAGTTCTTCTTTGTTTTATGAAAAACAAGCTCTTAAAAAGATTAAAAAGTTAAAAAAATTAATGAAAGAGAAAAAGATATGAAATCTGTGAAATATATTGTTTATACCCAAAACAATAAAATGGGTAAAGTCGGTGAGTTTGATAATGCAAAAGATGCTGTCAAATGGGCGAAAGATAATGTTTATGCATTTGATTACGTCAAAGAAAAGAAAGACGAATGGGAAGATTTGTTTTTTGAGTTGTTAGTTGGTATTGGAAAAGGAGATGTTAAGTATGTCTAAAAATTTTATTGCTTGTGATTCTATTAACGTAAATGGAACTCACTTTCAAGGTGTTGTGAAAACAACTTATGATAAGATTGTAAAAGTATTAGGAGAACCTACTTCATATGATGCAAGTCCTTATGAAAAAGTAAATGCATCATGGTCTATCGAGATGAAAGATGAAGATAAAACTGTTTTTACTGTTTACAATTGGAAAGATGGATATGTTCCTACTGAAGAGTATGATTGGCATATAGGTGGGTTTGACGAAAATGCATACTTAACTGCATTAGACGTACTTGACAAATAAAGAATTATCTGATACTATCCTACTAAATAATTAAAAGGATAACTATGAAAAATTTCAAAAGGCGTGATAAAAACGCTAAAGAACCGAGCATGAAGATTTATGTTCGTAATAATGATATAAATGGTGCAATTAGAATTTTGAAAAAGAAACTTATGAAAGAGGGTCTTTTTCAAGAACTGCGTGAAAGAACACATCACACCACAAGAGGTGAGAAACGAAGAAGAGCAAAAGCAGCTGGTACTCGTAGATTCCAAAGGAAGATGGAAAAAAGAAGGCAGGAGTTAGGATATTGAACGATAATATCATTAAATTTCCAAAAAAATTTAGAGGTAAAAAAGTTCCTAAAATAGTGAACGTAGACCCTAGTAGAGTTGCAGAGGATTTAGATTTCTGTGATAATCTTGCTGAGGGTTTAACTGTTACTATGATTCACAATCTTGGTGAAAATGGTATTGATATAAAAAGTAAAAAATTTGTTGGTGATATGAGTTTTGTTAATGAAGTGATTAGAGGTATGTTATATCGTGATGTTGGATTTAAACACCCTATTCAAGATTTCATTGATGACATAGTGCAAACTCAAGTAAATAAAGATAATACTATTGTAACTAAGGTTGATTTTAATTTACTACAAGGCGTTACTAAGTCAGATAACGATAAGGAAGATGATACTAGTTGATATGAATCAAGTTACACTATCAAATTTGATGGTACAACTTGGTGGAAATAAAAATGTAGAACCAGACTTTGTAAGACATATGGTTCTAAATTCTTTGAGAAGTTACAGAACTAAATTTGTAAATGAATATGGAGAACTAGTTCTTTGTTATGATAACAAAGTAAATTGGAGAAGAGAATATTTTCCCAATTACAAATTCTCAAGACGAAAAGATAGAAAACAATCAAAGTTAGATTGGAATAAAATTTTTGATACTTTACATATGATTCGTGATGAACTTACAGAATATTTCCCATACAAAGTTTTAGAAGTAGAAAATGCAGAAGCAGATGATATCATTGCATCTGTTGTTTTTCATGTTGCAAAAGAACCAAAGAATTACGAAAAAGTTTTGATACTATCAAGTGACAAGGATTTTATTCAGTTACAAAAGTATAATTTTGTATCTCAATATAGTCCTATTCAAAAACAATTTGTAAACGGTAAGTGTCCAGAATCTTATATAAAAGAACATATCTTAAAAGGTGATAGAAGTGATGGAGTTCCAAACTTTTTATCACCAGATAATACTTTTGTAGATGAGTTAAGACAAAGACCTATATCAAAAAGAAAACTTGAAACTTGGATAGAATTACAACCAGAAGATTTTTGTGATGAAAATATGTTAAGAAACTATCAGAGGAATAGAACACTCATAGACTTATCTTATATTCCAGATAATATAAGACAAGCTTGTATTGATACTTTTCTTAACACAAAAATAGGTAGTCGTAAAGACTTACTAAATTATTTTATAAGAAATAAACTTAAATCCTTAATGGAAAATATTGGAGATTTTTAATGGCGATTAAAACATATACACCACTTATTTCAGAGGTATTATCAAAAGTGCATAAAGCAAAAACTAAAGCACAGAAGATTAGTATTCTGAAAGAAAATGATAGTGAAGCAATTAGAATGGTAATTAAATCATCTTTCGACCCAAAAATTAAATGGGTATTACCAGAGGGTGCAGTTCCTTACAAACCTAATGATGCACCAGATGGAACTGAACATACATTATTGAGTCAAGAAGCGAAAAGATTATATCACTTTATTCAAGGTGCAGACAATGTTACACCTAGAGCTCAAAAAGAAAATATGTATATTCAAATGTTAGAGGGTTTGCATAGAGATGAAGCAGAAGTTTTAGTTTATGCAAAAGATAAAATTTTACATCAAAAATATAAAGGGTTATCTCACGAAGTTGTAAAGACAGCTTTTGGTTGGAACTCTGATTATGTAAAAGCAAGTTAATGTTTTATGACGAAGAAAAACTTACTGAGTTAGAAAAGAAGTTATCTGAAAATCTTATGATTGCAGATAATCATACTTGGAAAGATAGTCATAAACCTCATTGGGTAAACTATAGACATGATATTCCAAATTGTTTGATGGTGATAAGAGAGTATAGAGATTTGTTGAGAACTTTACGAGTTAAATCTGAGTGACTTGACAATATAAAAAAATTATGGTACAACATAATAGTGAAATGAATTTGATTCGAGGTATATTATGATTAGTTTTGTTATCGGTATGATGTTTGCAGTACTAGCAGCTGGGTGTGATGGAATAGACTCCTCTCTCTCTCAATTATTCCTTTATGCAACGCTGAGTATTGCTTTCATGACTCGTGGAATGTATGTAATGAACAAAAATGGTGATTTATAACATGATGCGAATCGTGGGAAACTGGGGGGTTATGACCCCCCATTTTTTTTGTTTATCCTCAAAAAAATCCAACAAAAACAAAGACTTAAAAATTGACTTGACATTGTTCTAAAAACAATGGTATATTGTATATGTAATGAGAAAAAAGATGACAGAAAAATATGTTCAAATTGATGGTGGAAAACACCAACAACAATTATTAGTTCAAGATATTGTCAATTGGTTTTCAAGTAAGTATTTCAAAAGATTTAAATCTTATACTATTGAGATTGATTTATTAGATATTGACGGTAAGGTCAATGGTTGGTGTTATGAACAAGAACCAAAATATTGTTGTGTCGAGATTGACAAAAGACAAAAAGGTGATGATTTTATTACTTGTGTGTTACATGAGTTAGTTCATGTCAAACAGTATTTCAAGAAAGAGTTAAAAGATATTAACGGTGTTGAAATGAGATGGAAAGGTGAAACACATATTGGTATTGATTATTACAATCTGCCTTGGGAAAAAGAGGCATATGAGTTACAAGAGAGTTTATTAATTGAATATAAAAAACAGAGAGGTATATAATGAAGATAGAAGATTTAACAGTTGAGTCTATTGCACAAATGGATATGGGTCAAAGAGAAACATTTGTTTCGACCTTAGTTAAGAAGTGGCCTCATCTTGCAAATGACATCACAATAATGATTGAGTCACAATTACAAGATGAAGAAGTTAATAATCTAAAGAAAGTGAGTTAAATATGAGAGATGCTAAAGAATATATGGATGTTGCAGTTATACATAGTTCTTTTGAAAAGAACCCTTTGACAGTTGCATTTGTTAAAGTTGATAAAGATTTAGATGATATTCAAAAATGTGAAGTTGCATATAAGTTAACAAACACAATTGATGCACCTTGGTGGAAAGGTGATATGGTTATTCCAACTTTTCCAATATTTGATAAAGGTTGCAGAAGTACAAGTGTTGGTGATTTTGTATTGATTGGAAACACAAAATATAAATGTGCATCTTTCGGTTGGGAGAAAGTCTAATGGAATGGCAACTTGCATGGGATATTTTATATCCACTTATTATACTAGGTTTTATTATTGGTATTGTGTTTATGGTAATCACAGGCGCTGTTAGACTTGGTTGGATGCTTGCACCTTATGTTTTTATAGGTGCATTATTATTATGGTTTTTTAATTTAGGGGGTTAATATGACAATTGAAAAAACAAACTCTGATAGGATAATTATCAATATAGATGGAGAAAAAGGTAATGCATTTTTTCTCATGGGTCAAGCTAAAGCGTTTGCAAAAGACCTAAGTTTAGATTCAAGTAAAATACTTGACGAGATGCAAAGTGGTAATTACATAAATCTTCTCAAAGTATTCGACAGTTACTTTGGTGATTATGTGACTCTTCAAACTTCAAATGCAGAATATCTTGATGCATTTGGTTCTATGTGGACAGTAAAATGATTAAGGAAGTATTAGTATCATTTATGGTTGCAACAACCGCTGTGGAGAGTCCAGAGGTTGATAAATTTAGACTTACTGAAGCAACTTGTCTTGCAAAGAATATGTATTTTGAAGCAAGAAATCAAGGACTTGCTGGACAACTTGCAGTTTCATTAGTTGTAATGAATCGTGTAAAAGATGAAAGATTTCCAAACACTATATGTGGAGTTATTGAACAAGGGCCTATAAGTAAATGGTGGTTGAAAGAAAAAGGTAAGATAGTTCCAATTAGAAATAGATGTCAGTTTAGTTGGTTTTGTGATGGTAAAAGTGATGAACCAAAAGAACCAACTACTTATGGTAGATTACTTGACATATCAAAAGATTTAGTGTATGGTCACTTAGACGTTGTAGATTTTACAGAGGGTGCAACACATTATCATGCAGATTATGTGTACCCTGCTTGGAGAAAACAAAAGAAGAAAACCGTTGAGGTTGCAGACCATATTTTTTATAGGTGGGAAAAATGATTAAAGGTTATAAAGAAAAAGTTAAGATTCATGATGGTCATGGATTTATCTATAAATTTGATAATGGGTTCGGTGCATCTGTAGTTAAACACTCTGGTTCTTATGGTAACGATAAAGGATTATATGAAATCGCTGTACTTGATTCTAATGGTGATTTATGTTACACTACACCTATTACTGATGATGTAATCGGTTATGCTAATGAACAAAAAATAAAAGATACATTGAATAGGATAAAAACATTATGAACTTTTTTTACCTAGATAAAGACCCATTTAAGTCAATAAAATATCATTGTGATAAACACATAGTCAAGATGCCTACAGAGTACAAACAGATGTTGTGTACTGCACATAGAGTTCTTGACGGTGAAATGTTTTATGACAAAACTGCAAGAGGTCATAAAATTAAAAGGTGGAAACTTGCAGATAGAAAGATGAATAAACATCTTTATCTTGCTGGTCATGTAAATCATCCAACTAATATTTGGTTAAGAGAGTGTGCATCTAACTATATGTTGATGTTTACTTATTATCAACTTATTTGTAAGGAATATACATATAGGTATGGGAAAGAACATGGTGCAAAGGATTATTGGTGGTTACTTAGAAACCCACCAATGAATATTAATAAAACAAAATCTCAAACACCAGTTCCTCAAGCTATGCAAGAGTTTCCACAATGTAAAGTTGAGGGTGATTCTGTTCAAGCATATCGTAACTTCTACAAAGTTGCAAAAAGGAGATTTGCTACATGGAAAAACAGACCGATACCAACTTGGTTCAAGACCCAGAGCCAGAACGATATTATGATTGGATGTTATGGAAACTTAGACAAGAAAAAACACTTGAAAGAAGTCGCATGAAAATTATGACAAAAGAAGAGGTTTGGAAAAAAACTGTCGCAGATATGCAAACTGAAATTCATGAATTGCAAATGATGGTGGTCAGACTTCAAGAAAAACTAAACAAGTTACAAATAAATAATAGTGAAAATGATTCTAATCCATTATCTGGGCCTGAATATAGACAGAGGTATCATACATAATGCCTAATTATAATTTTAAGAATAAAAAAACTGGAGAAGAATGGGAAGAGTTTTTTACTATTAGTGGTAAAGAACAATTTCTAAAAGATAATGCAGATATCATACAAACACCATCTACTTTCAATATGGTTGGTGGAACTGGTGATAGAATAAAAAATGATGCTGGTTGGAAAGAAAATCTTTCAAGGATTGCAGAAGCTCACCCAGGCTCACCCCTTGCAGAACGACATGGTAAGAGTTCAATAAAGGATATAAATACTAAGAGAGTATTAAAGAAACATGGGGTTTTATAATGAAAAAGAAAGATTTAAAAATTGATGATTTGGTAAAAGTAAAACCTATTACTGATAATCAGAAGTTAGTATTTTCAGAATATAAAAAAGGACAAAATTTATTTTTGCATGGTGCTGCTGGAACTGGTAAAACTTTTGTTTCGTTGTATCTTGCACTACAAGAAGTATTAGACCCATCTACACCTTATGAAACTGTATATGTTGTTAGAAGTGCAGTTCCTACAAGAGAGATTGGTTTTTTGCCTGGCGATGAAGAAGATAAGACAGCGTTGTTCCAAGTACCATATCAGAACATGGTGCAGTTTATGTTTGAACAACCATCAGACCAAGCGTTTAGTATGCTATATGATAGACTAAAAGCACAAGGTTCTGTTATGTTCTTGACAACTTCATTTCTTCGTGGTATAACATTAGACAACTGTATTATTTTAGTTGATGAATGTCAAAACTTGAACTTTCATGAATTAGATACAATTATGACTCGTGTTGGACAAGACTCTAAGATTATATTCTCTGGAGATTTTTTCCAGACTGATTTGAAACAAAATGGTGAGAAAGAGGGAATGGTTCACTTTATGGAAATATTAAACGACATGGAAGAAGTTTCATCTATTGAATTTAATATTGGTGATATTGTTCGTTCTGGATTAGTTCGTAGTTATTTAATTGCAAAAACTAAAAAAGGGATTGAAACATAATGCCTAAATTATTTAGAAGTGTTACTGCACATGAGCCTGTTAAAAAAGGTACTTCATTAGGAAGAAAACCAATTACTTCCACAATGAATAAAAACAAAAGAAAAAGTTTTAAAAAATATAGAGGACAAGGTAAATGAAAGAAAATTATGACCATTGTTTAGGTTTAATTTTACATCATGAAGGCGGTTATGTGAATCATCCAAAAGACCCAGGCGGTGAAACTAATAAAGGTGTAACTAAAAGAGTATATGAAAAATGGTGTATAGAACAAGACCTTTTGACAAAAGATATGAAAGATTTAAAGGTAAGTGATGTTGCACCTATTTACAAACAGAATTATTGGGATAGATGTAAATGTGACTCGTTACCATCTGGTGTTGATTTATGTGTATTTGATTTCGGTGTTAACGCTGGTACTGGTAGAGGTGCAAGATTTTTACAGAAATGTGTTGGTGCAGTTGCAGATGGTGCTATCGGCCCTAACACCCTTAGACAAGTAGATGAATGGATTAACACATTTAAGAGTACAGAGGATTTAATTACAGATTATTCTGATAGACGAAGAAATTATTATAGAAGGTTGAAAACTTTTTCAACATTTGGAAAAGGTTGGTTGAGAAGAGTAGATGAAACAGAAATCGAAGCACTCAGACTAGCAGGAGTTTATTTACAACATTAGAGGACATTATGACATTTATACATGAACCAGTTGAAGTTACTGAATTGAAAACTAAAAATATTAATCGTAAAAGATTTTATGAAACCCCAGAGGGTAAACTTTATCCATCTATAACCACCGTTTTACAAAGAAAGAAAATGGAAGGTTTACAAGAATGGAGAAACAAAGTCGGTCATGACGTTGCAAATTACATTGCAAGAACAGCCGCAATAAGAGGTACAAAAGTTCATAAGATATGTGAAGATTTTTTGAACAATCAAAATCTTGAAGAACATAAAAAGAACTTTTTACCTTATACATTATTTGGTCAGATAAAGCCTTTCCTTATGCAAAAAGTGAATAACATTCTTGCACAAGAGTGCAGTCTTTATACTGATAAATATAAGGTAGCAGGAAGAGTCGATTGTATTGCAAAATACAACGGTGTTCCATCCATTATAGATTTCAAAACTTCTACAAAAGAAAGAAATGATGACTGGAATGAGTCCTACTATATTCAAGCGTCTGCATATGCAGAAATGTTTGAAGAACGAACTGGAATACCAATAAATCAAATTGTTATTTTAGTTGTAACCGAAGATGGAGTTGTTCAAGAATTTATTAAACAGAAAGATAAGTATATCCCTATGTTAATAGATGCAGTAGATGACTTCACTACTGATTGGGAAAAAGAAAATGAAATGGTTCATAGTAGTAATCATGATGTGGCAGTCTGACGGTACTACTCCGCTATGGATACCATTTGAAGCATTTGAAACCAAAGATGAGTGTGTTAGTTTTGTTCAATTAAACCAAATAGGTTTGTTTGAGAGAGCTATACAACAATATGAAGGTAAAATACCACCACAACAAATATCTTGTGTTGACAAAGATAGATTAAAATCTGTTTTAGGGAATAAACCTTTAGTTGGGAGTGAAACTGGTGTTTGAGTATAAATGTAACTTGGTAAAAGTTGTTGACGGTGATACAGTTGATGTCGATATTGATTTGGGTTTTGGGGTGTGGTTACGAAAACAACGTATAAGGTTGTACGGTATCGACACTCCAGAATCAAGAACAAGGGATAAAGTTGAAAAAGTTTATGGTTTAGCTGCAAAAGACTTTTTATCAAAAATGTTATCTACTGGTGAAATGTCAATTAAAACACATAAAGATGCAAAAGGAAAGTTTGGTAGAATACTTGGAGAACTTTTTATGAAAACATCTATTGGTGAGTTGAGTGTAAATCAATCTTTAGTAGAGAATAGTCATGCAGTTCGTTATTACGGACAATCCAAAGAAGTTTTGTTGTCAGAACATCTTACAAATAGAAAGATACTTAACTTGACAACTGAATAATAATCTGTTATAAATAAAACATAATTTGTTGATACGATTCAACGCATGACTAGGACATGGGGGCAGTACCCATCACCTCCACCATGAATACTTGTCCAGTACGAGGCCTTCGTAGACCTTTGTTGGTACATGGGTGGTTAGACATCTTAGGATTTATCGGTGTGGCCCACCGACAAGTAT